GTAGAATGTTATGAACAAAAGAGGATAAAAATGCAAGACTTAAAAATACAATACAAAAAAATTGAAGATTTAATTCCGTATGTAAATAACTCAAGAACGCACTCGGAAGAACAGGTCACGCAAATTGCATCAAGCATTAAAGAATTTGGTTGGACTAACCCAATCTTGGTTGATGGCGAAAACGGAGTTATTGCAGGTCATGGCAGAATTTTGGCAGGCAAAAAACTTGGTCATCAAGAAGTGCCAACGATTGAATTGTCAGGTTTAAGCGATGCACAGAAAAAAGCCTATGTTATTGCTGATAACAAATTGGCGTTAAACGCAGGTTGGGATGCGGAAGTATTAAAAGTTGAATTTGAAGAATTACAAAATCTTGGATACGATTTAAGCCTTACAGGTTTTAGCGATAAAGAATTAAAAGAATTTACAACGGAAGTTGTTGAGGGTTTAACGGAAGAAGATGCCGTACCCGAATTGCCTGAAGAACCAAAAACAAAGGTTGGGGATATTTATATTCTTGGAAATCATAGGCTTATGTGTGGTGACAGCACAATGTTGCATGATGTTGAAAAGCTAATGAATGGCACAAAACCTGATTTGATTCATACAGACCCACCATACGGCATGAACGCTGTAAGTAAATCATCCGTATTAAAAGCAAATTACGGCACAGACATATTGGGTGACGATAACCCTGATGTGGCTAAAGATGCGTTTAATTTAATTTATGGTTTATACCCTGATGCCAAACAAATATGGTGGGGTGCAAATTATTATTGTTCAGTATTGCCCGACAGCGAATGTTGGTTAGTGTGGGATAAAAACAATGGGCAATCAGACCAAACTGATTGTGAGTTAGCATGGGCTAACTTTAGAAGTGTTGTAAGACAATTTACACAAGCATCAGAAAAAACAAACAGAGTTCACCCAACTCAAAAACCTGTTTCTTTGGTTGAATGGATTATTAAACGATTTAATGTATCTGCAAAAACAATTGCTGATTTTTTTGGTGGTTCAGGTTCAACTCTAATATCTGCTGAAAAACACGGCATACAATCATTTACTATGGAGTTTGACCCTAAATTTTGTGATGTAATTGTTAAGCGTTGGGAAGATTACACGGGTAAAAAGGCTGAATTATTATGAACAAATTGCCAATAGAATTGCACCTTATTAAAGGTACAAAGCCTGAACACAATCCAATAGAAGTGCCTGTTGAAATAAAAAACAGAATTCCACAGGCGGAATGGATGGATAATCCAAACGATTGGGATAAGCAAAGGTTTATTAAAGAAACATCAGATTTTTTGTTTGATGTATATGGTATAGGTACAGACCAAGACAAACACACATTGGCGATGTTGGCAGACCAAATAGATTTATATATTGAATGTAACAAAGGTGTTAAAGCTAATGGCGTTGTTTCAAAATTTAATGGCGGTAAAACAATTGGCACAAATCCTTTTATTACCGTAAGAAATAGCACTTTAAAGTTAATTATTCAACTAATGAATGAATTAGGATTAACACCAAGGGGGCGTTTAGAAAAATCAAAGTTAAGCACCAACAATGTGGCTAACAGATTAATGAGGGGGGCTAAAGGATGAAATGGGAATTATTAGATAACCCTGAAGTTATTGCATTTGGCATTTCATACACAACTTCAAACAAACAGTTAATTTTTGTTTTTTACAAATACGCATTGGTGATTGAATTTTGATGGATTGGCAAGATGGTGTTTTATATGCCGTGCAGGTTGCCAAAGGTGATGTACAAGTTTGTAGAAATGTACGCCTTGCCTGCCAACGGTTTTTAAATCAAATTGAAAATAAAGAATGGGGTTACTATTTTGACCCTGATTACCCACAGCATTTTTTAGATTTTATTGGTGAGTTAAAACACACAAAAGGTAAAGATGCAGGGGCAAATGTTGTTTTGCAACCTTGGCAAATTTTCTTAATATGTGCCATTTACGGATTTAGGTCAAAAAAAGACCATACCAAAAAATTGGTTACTGATGTTATTGTATTCATTCCACGCAAGGCAGGCAAGTCAACATTAACATCCGCAATTGGTTTGTACGAGTTGCAGTTTGGCGAAGCAGGGGCTGAAGTTTATACATTGGCAACAAACCGTGAACAGGCAACTATTGTGTTTGATTCTGCAAAAGGTTTTGTTGAAACAGCCCCACAAGATATTGCTGAATGGTTTAATTTAAGCAAATACGAAATAAAAAAATCAGGTGACACACAATCAATGTTTAAGGCGTTAAGCCGTGATACTAAAAAGACGGGTGACGGTAAAAACCCATCATGTGTGATTATTGACGAATCAGCCCAAATTATTGACCGCAACAGTATTGAAGTTTTACATTCAGGTATGGTTGCCCGTCAGAATCCATTGCGTATATACATTACAACTGCATCATTTACTAAAGACACCAAGTTTTATGAAGATATGCAAATGTTTGAAACTATGCTTAATGGCGAAGCAACCGACCAACCAAATTGGTTTGGTTTGCTTTACAGCTTAGACCCGCATGACGATTGGCGTGAACCAAGTAATTGGGCAAAAGCTAACCCAATGCACGGCATAACAGTATTTGAAGATGCAATTATGAAACGGGCTGAAGAAGCAAAACACAAGCCTGCAACGCTAAATGAATTCCTATGTAAAACCCTAAATATATTTGTTTCCGCAAATACAGCTTGGGTTGACCGTGATTTGTGGGATGCACCTGAATGTGTGATTAAAGAAGCCCGTGAACCTGAAGCGGTGTTTTTGGCGTTTGACTTAGCAAGCACCCGTGACTTGAACGCAGTATGTACGCTAAAGCGATTTGCCGAAGATGATTATGAAGCCCATTGGAAATTCTTTTTACCTGAAGAAAGTTTGGAGTTGATTCCCAAGCATTACCAAGACATATTCCGTAATGCCATTAATTCAGGGGTATTAAAATTAACTATGGGTAATGTAATGGATGACAAAGAAATCTATGACCACATTATTTCTGAACATCAAAAGTACGATTTAAAAGAAGTTGGGTATGATGCCTATAACGCAGGCAATTTAGTATCACGCCTTTATGAAGCAGGTTTGCCCGTCAAGAAAGTTGGGCAGGGCATGGCGGTATTAAGCAACCCAAGTAAGTATGTGGAAAAAATGATTCTGCAAAAAGCAATCAAACATGACGGCAACCCGTTTGTTGGTTGGCAATTAAGCAATTGCGAAGTGTACACAGATGTAAACGGAAACATTAAAATCCGTAAGAATGAAGCAGATAAATCAGCAAAAGTTGATGGTATTATTGCTATGATTACAGCGTTTCATTGTGCATTAGATAATCCGTATGTATCAAATAGTTTTGGTTTTAGGGCATTTTGATATAGAATAAGGAAAACTTGGGGGAAAACATGGGTATTTTAGATATTTTCAGTAAGAAACAAAGCGTTAATAACGAATCTAATACCCTGTTTGGTCAGACCCAATTAGGTAACAATGTTGTTTATCAAGGTGACGGTGGCAGACAAACAGTAAGCCAACAGTTGCTTTATGTAACAACAAGTAGTGTTACATCCGCAGGGCGTACCGTTGATATGTCAACGCTATCACGCAATTCAACAGTTATGGCGTGTGTGGGAGTTAAAGCCCGTGCATTAGCACAGTTGCCAATCAAGGTTATGTACCAATTAGATGATGGCACTTATGTTGATGCAATCAAATCTGACATTGTTGGTGCAAGAGATAAGGCAAAAGCAAAGCAGGCATTAAACCTGTTGACCAACCCTAACAATTTTCAAAGCCAATACGAATTTTGGTATCAATGGTGTATGTGGCAAGATTTGGCAGGTGAAACATTTACCCTTTGGTGGCGTAAAGACCAAAAAGATGCCAACACAACACCGATTGAAATGTACAACCTTGATTCAACGCTGATTACAGTACAGTTGACACCAAGCCGTTATCCATCATACCGTTTGACAACACCATCATACGGTTTTAGCAAAGATGAACCGTTGGCAAATTACCAAGTTATGCACATTAAAGAAATGGCGTGGCAAGGTTCAGCAGGTTTTAACAAAGGTATCTTGGCAACTGAATTAGTTGCGTTAGACCAAGACATTGACCTGTATGCAAACTTTGTTATGCAGAATGGTGCAAAGCCAAGCGGTATTTTTAGCACAACCCAAGTAATCCCTGATGCTAAATACAAAGAAGTTGCCCAACGCCTAAAAGAAACATGGAACGCTATGACAGGTGGCCGTACAACTGACCAATCTAAAGCAGGCCAAGGTATGTTGCTTGACCAAGGTATGAGTTATACCCCTGTTGATATGCTTACCCTGCAAGATGCCCAAACATCAGAGTTAAAGACACAAACCATGAAGCGTTTATGCGGATTGTTTGGTGTGCCACCTGCAATGTTGGGTATTTCTGACCAAAAGTACAACAATACACAGACTATGCTTGATGAATTCTACAAATCAACCATGTCACCAATGATTAAAAACATTACGCAAAAGCTGAAACAGCATTTGTTTAAAGGTTACCCATCCCTACACATTCAGTTTGATACAACTGAATTCTTGGAAGGTTCACCGTTAGACCAAATGAATTTTGCCGTTGCAGGCGTGAACGCAGGCGTAATGACACCTAACGAAGCCCGTGAATTCTTAGGAATGGCACAGCTTGAAGGTGCAAACGAATTAGTATCAAAGTCACAATCTAGCCAACAAGGTGCTATACAAGGCACAAGCCCACAAGATACAGGCGGTGGTGGTGGCAATCAAACACGCAAGATGAATATTGGTAAATAATGTCATTTATAGATAAAATATTTAACATTATGGGTTCACAAATAAAGAAACCTAGTGGTAAACTACCAAAAAAGCGTTTTACGCCCCACAAGATAACAGACGATAATCAAGCCATTTCTATTGGGGTAATCAATGAAGAATCTGACATTAGTTTGCGAAGCACAAGTACAGTTGGGAAGAACAGCAGATGAATCTGCTACACCAACAGGAATAATTGAAGCCCGTGCTACAACATGGGGTGCAAGAGAGGGTGCAGACGGTAGAAAATTTTTCTACACACCTGAAGGTTTCATGGATTGGGCTGATGAATTCAGCAATTCAGGTAAACCAATGCCTATGTTCTTAAATCACAATGATATGGGTATGCCCGTTGGTCAATGGGATGAAGTCATGTTTGATGAACAAGGCATGACTGCAAAAGGCAAGCTGTACATGAATACAGTAGGCGGTTCAGACCTTTACGAAGTTTTAAAAGAATCACCAATGATGTTTGGTGGTGTTTCTGTTGGTGCATACGCTGATGAATATTGTTATGTTGATGAAACAGGTATGCCATTGACAGCAGGTAAAGAAGATGACGGATATTTCCAAATTAGCAAAGGTGGATTCCGTGAAATTTCAGTTGTTATGTATCCTAACAATCCACAAGCTGAAGTAATGAAATTAGAATCATGCTTTGAAGAAGATGGTTCACTAAATCCAAGAGTTTTAGAAAAACAATTGCGTGAAGCAGGCGTTACTAAAAAAGATGCGACCACCGCATCAAGTATTTTCAAGAAAGTATTAGAAGTGCGTGATGCACCTAAGAAACTTGAAGAAACACCAATTCAGGGTGACCCTGTTGCGGTGGTAACCGAAGCTGATGAGTTACTTCAGGCGTTGCAGTTGCGTGAATTGACCAAAGCACTTAATAAACGCATTAAATAAGGAATTCAAAATGAAAGAAGTTATTGAAAAACTAGATTCAATTGAAGCACAACAAGTTGCTAAGATTGAAGAAGCTAAAGCAGAAGCATTTGCAAAAACTGATGCTGTTGAAGTATCTTTGACAGAAAAGCTAAACGCTATTGAAGCAAAACTATCAGAAGTAAACGCACCATCAATCATCAAGATTGAAAAGACAATTCGTGGTGATGTAAACAAGATGGTTCGTGAACAGTTGCGTGATTTTGCTAAGTCAGATTCTAAAGTTCAGAAAGAATTGAAAGTTTTTGCTGACGAATCACAGTACGAAGCGTACATGACTGAAGCATCAGCACTAACAGGCGGTGGTGCAGGTATCGGTGGTCGTACAGCGTATGACCCTGTATTCCATGCGTTGCGTTTGGCTAACCCTATGCGTGGTTTAAGCCGTGCCGTTGCAACTGATGGTGCTACTTATCAATTCCGTGCAAAAGTTGGTAACGCAGGTGCATCATGGGGCTATGCAATCCAAAACAACGGTTCAGCAACAACAGTAAACACAAACATTTGGCAATTAACTTTGCAAGACCTAAACTGTGCTTTCCCAATCCGTACAGCATCATTGGATGACATTGACGGTTTAGAAGCCAATGTGGTTGATGACATGATGGTTGAGTTCTCACAAGCTGAAGCATTGTCAATGATTCAAAACAATGACCAAACAGATTCACCTAATACATACGGTGGTACAAACGGTTTGCGTGGTTTAAATCAATACGGTGGTGCTAATAGCACATACACAGGCGGTACAGTAAGTGAATCTGCATTTGGTTCATCAGGTACAGGTTCTTCATCAGGTTTACATAGCGTTGCAACTTATGACCAAATTACTACAAACGGTTTTGGTTCAGCAAACAATGTTCAATACAAAGATGTGGTTAACTTTATTTACAGCTTGCCACAGCAATATTGGACAGCAACAGCTAAGTTTATGGTTAGCCCGTTGATGTTACAAGCAATCCGTGGTTTGGTTGATGAACAAGGCAGACCAATCTATGTTGACGGTTTAGCCCGTACTGATGGTATTGTTGGCACATTGCTAGGCTTTGATGTTGTTGTTAACAAGTATTTGGAAAACCCAACATCCGCAGGCGGTTCAGCAGGTACAAACAGCCAATACCCAATGTACTTTGGTGATTGGTCACGCTGTCACGCAATCGTTGACCGTTTGAACATGGTTCTTCGCAGATATGACCAAACACAAGTTGGTTTCATCACATTCTTTGGTGAAAAGCGTTTGGCAACATCAGTTGTTGACCCATTTGCATTAGTTCGTTACCGTTCTACTGCAACAGGTGCTTAATTAAGGATGGGGGTGAAAGCCCCCACCTTTTTTACAACTTATTATGGAAATAAACATGAAAACCAAACCAATTCTTGAAGCCATCAAAACAGCCTTAAAAGAAGGCGAAGCAACAGTAAACTTAAATGAAGCATCAGCACTAACAGGTTCAGGTAGCGGTGTTGGTGGTCGTGTTATTTATGATGATGCTTTTGCATCAAAGCGTGAACATAACCCATTGCGTGATGTTTCACGAAAGATTATTACAAGCGGTTCAGACGAAGCGTTTGTTGTTAAAACAGGTAACGCCACATTAATTCAAAGTGGTACAGATAACCCGTGGGGCTATCCAATCAATAACAATACAGGTTCACCAAACATTGCAACATCATTTTGGCAATTGCCTGTACGCTGTATCAATGCAAGCGTACCCGTAAGAACGGCTGTATTGTCAGACATTAATTATCTTGAAGAAACTATTGCTGAAGATTTGTGGATGGAATTTTCGCAACAAGAGAGTTTGGGAATGATGTTCAATAATGACCAAGCAGGTTCAACAACTGTTAACTATGGTGCGACAAGCGGTTTGCGTGGT